ATTACAACTATCTGCCCTAGACAGTATTGAATGGGGACCCCTAACAACCATGATGGAGTCAAGTGAGAAATAATACCCAGTTTTCTAGAAACAATCCTATTAACCAAGTAGAAATTGAAAATGAGATATTAAGACTTTTGGAAGATTTAGAAGAACATACTGAAGCTTTTGAAGGACTGTGTATAGATTTTGCAAAAAAAGAATCAGTATACAAAGGGACTTGGGCGCAAGAATATCTTGGAGCAAAAGGCTCAATCAAAGAAAGAGAATCTTGGGCTGACTACAAGACAGATACTCTATCCTATGAGTACAAAATTGCAGAAGCATTGGTAAAAACAAAAAGAGAAAAGCTTCTAAGCCTCAGAACAGCAATTGATGCCATGAGAACACTGAATGCAAACGTAAGGACTCAAGTATGAAATTAATGAAAAGAAAAGTTTCTTTATTTCCAAAAAATTTAACAAAACACTGGGAATCAGCGGCTCATAGAAGATACTCAAGTATGAACGACGATGATTTATGTCCATGGAATCTAAGTCCTAAAACAATTGACGAATTCGTACTAGCATGCGACAAACGCAATGAGTGGCATAAGAGTAACGTAGGAGACCCTCGCTACTCTTGGTGGTCATGCATATTGACGCACGACCTGATGGAAGACATTGCAAGAACGCTAAAGGAAGTAAAAGATGCGCAACGGAATACATGAGTCACTACTGCCATTGGCTGTAGACATTGAAAAACTTAGATTGCTTGATGGGAATCCAAGAATTGGAGACGTTGATGCAATTGTTGCTTCATACAAAGAATTTGGTCAAGTTAAGCCAATAGTTGCTAGAAAAAATGAAGACGGGACAGCAACTGTAATAGCTGGAAATCATCAACTCCAAGCAGCATCTGCTTTAGGGTGGGACAAGATAGCCGTTGTTTTTTTAGAGGCAGACGACAAGAGAGCAATAGCTTTTGCCATAGCGGACAACAGGACAGTTGAGCTTGGATACACCGAACCCGAACTCCTTGATGGATTGCTTATTGAGGTCGCTGATTACTATCCAGAACTCTTTGATGCACTTGGATGGGATGAATTTGAACTTGCTGGTATCGAATACGAAGCAGAAAGAAGCGGAACTGATTTTTCAGAAGCTGGAGTCTATGTTCCGCCATCTGTTGTGCAAAAAAATGAAGAGCCAGCAGAGCAGCAGGTATTCCATGTTTCACAGTCTGAAAGTGGAGAGAACAGGATAGTCGCTGACCCATCGTCCGACCAGCGTGACGTTGCAGTAAGAGGTTCATCCGTGACTGGAGCAACTCCTAGGGCAGTTGTTCAATACACCATAGTTTTTGATGGAATCGACCAGCAAACAAAATGGTACGACTTTATTAGGTGGTTGAAATCAGACCCAGGAACAGACGGTGCCACTACAGCGGAGCGCTTAATTAACTTCATAGAGGCACATACCGAAGTATGACAAAGCAAAGAATGTTTATCCCAGAGATGAGTTGCATTGACGCAGCGAGAGCAAGATTACGTCACGTATACGATATATTCGATACCGTTTGCGTTCAGTTCTCTGGTGGAAAAGACTCCACTGCCGTTTTGTACCTAATGAAAGAGATACATGAAGAGCGAGGGCTTGGTCCAGTAAAGGTTATTTTCCGTGATGAAGAAATGGTCAGCCCAACGGTAATTGAATACGTTGAAAAAGTTAGAAATTACGACTGGGTTGATATGGAGTGGTACTGCCTTCCATACGCCGCAGAGGTATGGGTTCTAGGCACGAGAGTTACAACTCTTCTATGGAGTAACGCTAGAAAAAACCAGAATCGTCTTGTTAGAGAAATGCCATCATGGGCAATAACAGCTGAAGATTTTGGCCTGACAAACGATGTCTCACTTCCAGAACAAACGGACTACTACACAATGCAGGGAAAGACCGGGAACGTTGCTTTCGTTACGGGCGTCAGGGCTAGTGAGTCGATGGTTAGATATCGTTCTTGCGTCCAGAAGCTAACAGAAAGCTACATAGTCACGCCATACAAATTAAAAAAAGGTATACCTTTAAAGTTTGCAAAAATTATATACGACTGGAACATCAATGATGTTTTCAAGTTCATAACGGAAGAACACAATGCTGAGTTCTGCGAATATTACGATTTGGCTTCCTTGACCGGAAGTAATACCAGAGTGGGGATTCCGCTTCACAGTGTTGCTATCAGAAGAATAGGCGATGTCGTTGCCACGGAACCGGAATTTTACAACAGGCTGTGGGAGTGCTTTCCAGAGATAGACGCCCAAAGGCGCTGGTGGAAAGAGTTTGATTCAGAAAAATTAATAGAGAGATACTCTAAAAGAGGATTCGATGGGGCATCTGACTTCATCGAAGACTACCTGTACGGAGAAAGACGGAAAAGAGACGCAAGGGCGTATGTTGGCAGGTTTAGGAAAAAGCATTTTGAAGACCCAAATGGCTACCCGGTAAGTTGGCTTATTAGAATGCTGGTTTTGAATGATATTGACGTAAATTCACCCACACCGGTAGGTCCTGGCACAAAAGCTCACGCCGTGAGAAAAATTGATGAAGAGGAACAAAATGTTGACACAACCTTTGAATATTAAATATGTTGATATTTCAAATCTATGCGTACCTGAGTGGAGGGCTACATGCATTCTCAGACCGGACTTGCTAGTCCTGTCTTCTTCTTTATCCGAATTTGGGTTCATACAGCCAATACATGTAAGAAAAGCAACCGGAGAGATAATAGACGGCAATGAAAGATATTTACTTTCTTTAAACGTGAAGCAAATAAAAGAAATAATCAATGGGAAGATTCCAGTTGTAGAGCACGACATCGACTCCCTAGAGGCAATGATGCTTCATTTGCGACTAAATAGAGGCAGGGGAACGATAGTTGCCAAGCCGATGTCTAACATAATAAAGAAATTAAGACTTTCTGGCAAGTACAAACTTCCCGACTTTGATTCATTGTTGTGCATGAGGAGCGATGAGTTGTCACTGATGCTTGATGGGTCTTTAGTAAAAACAAGAAAAATATCAGAACATAACTATTCCAGAGCTTGGGTTCCCGTGGAGGCCCCTCCTGGGACCATCGATTCTGGCCCAAGTATTGAAAGACCACCAAATGCTGATAGGTGAATAATAAAAAAATATTGACTGCTATAATTCGATTTAGACATTTATCGAAAGAGAGTTTATATGCCAGGTCTAAGATATGGGCGTGACATAACCGACGACGCAGCGCAACTCCTTAGAAATATTGATGAATCAAGAAGATTGGTTGGAGATGCCAGAACTCCTGCCGATAGAGCTGCAGCAAGGTCAAGACTTCAGAACTTTGAAGATTACCTTAGGGCATCTTACGGGGATAGAAAAACAGCGCAAGCTCTTGCGGCAGAAGCATATGATTTCACCGGAACATTCACGGATAAAAACGGAAAAACATATAGCACAAGAGAGCCATTAAGCGAAAGTGCTTACAGGGCCTACAGGAGGGTCGCTGGCAAAGTCCAAACCGTTAAGACCGTCAGGGACGAAAACGGTCTGGCGGCAACCAACATAGGGCGAGCCATGGGCGATGTGCGCCGCAATCCTCCAACCCAAGGTTTAATTGAATTGAGTAGGCAGGTAGCTGGGCAGGGTGTTCAGAACATCATAGATGAAGCAGCAAATAGACCTCGTGGCTCAAGAAGCGCCCCAACAAAAAGAACTGGTCAAGCTCTCAGTAAGAACAGAGGCGCAGCTGGAGCTAGGGCTGCAGCAGCCAACGTGAGAAAAGAAGCCGCTCAAGCCGCAAAGCGCAACGCAAAGCGCAGAGCCGCTACTGCCGCAAAGCGTAAAAACCCGAGGGGTTAAATTGTGGCTGTTGATATAAAATGTTAGCAACAGTTAGTGACCTCGTAATATACATGGACGTAAAGTTCTCTTTGCGCCAGCAGGATGCTGCGGAAATGATACTAGCTGGACTACAAAGCGAGCTTGAGTCATATCTCAGGAGGCCAATAGAGGTAGAGCAGTTCGTGGAGGAATACAGACTTCCTTCTAGCCAGCATGGCGTGCCGATGGGAACGTTTCTAAGCATTGGAGATAACTACTTCAATGATTCATTTTCTTCAACAAACCCAGTAGACAATATGATTTATGCTGAGCCACCACACATGATTTATTTACGTAACTCTCCTGTAGTGAGCGTAACCTCAGTTACCGTCAAACCCGTTCACGGAGACCTCAGAACGCTTGTAGTAGATGACGACTACGTTGCTAACCGTTTCGGCCTGGAGTACTTCTACGGCTTTGAAAATGATTTAGTGACAGTTACTTATAATGCGGGCCTTGCTGGTGCTTCCACTCCACTGTTTAAGCTGTTAATTCTTCGTGCAGCGTCTAGAGAAATGCAGAACATGCACGATGACGTAGTTGGAGTAAAGGACCTGAATACAAGAAATATCGGTCCCCTCACTACAGGCTTCCTGGACTCAGAGCTGATGAGTGTCAGAAAATATAAACGGGTCAGAGTAGCGTAAGCACATGGCAGCCGTAATTATAGATATTGAAATAGATATCGAAGAACCGCAAGAGAAGTTTGAAGACATGGTGGACCATTCAAAGGATATGCGGTCAGTATGGAGATATGCGAAGAAAAAACTCGAGACTTCATTTAGCCAAAACTTTCTAAGCGGAGGAAGTCTTGTGGGTGGATGGGCTCCGCTCGACAGGGGTTATGCAGCATGGAAAATTGCAAATTTCCCTGGAGCAAAAAAAATGAATATAGATGGAAAGTTGTTTCGCAGCATTTCCAACCTTGAGGAATCTGCTGTTAATAAGATTGAGAAAACGTCAGCAACATTTGGCACTGAAGTTAAATATGCAAAATTCCATCAATACGGAACATCGAAAATGCCAGCAAGAAAAATAGTCTTTGAACCAGCTGGTTTCTCTAGGGATATTTCTGACAAAATGGAAAATTTTGTTGTACATGGGGTCGTCAATGGCTAGTTCACCTGGCTACTCATTGATGCACGGAGCTCATTTTGCAAAAAATTACGTCAATGACTACATAAGACAAGATATCCCTATCAGGATTATTGATTACAGAAATGGCTGGGGCCTTGATGACGCTACGCTCCCAACTCCTGAAGAATTCATAACATATGAACCATTAGCAATAGATGCATGGCCTACTGTCATAACTGTTGTCATATCTTCAAATAGATTTAACAGAATTGGCTGGGATGGACCAGACCCTCTTTATCGAGTTTCTTATCAAATGAGAACTTATTTATGGGTAAGAACAGATGGTTCAGAAGAAGTAACGCTGATGAGAGACAGGCTTGCCGCTGTTCTCCGTTCATCATTACTGGATTATCCATGTCTAAAAGCTTATGACGAAAGAACTTCTTTCAGAGCTCAAATAGATGAATCAACGTTGTCGGAAGAATTTTCTGACTTAACGTTACTCAAGGGTGACAGGATGATGGCTGGGGCATATCTCGGCTACACCCTAGAAATAGATGAAGTATTGCAAAGAAAACCAATTGGAACAGTGGAAGAAATACAGGTTTCACTATATCAAGTGGGTGTAAATGAGACAATGCCAATTCTCTCAGCAAGCGTGTCTGGCGAGTCAGCAAGTACTGCGGTTCTGTGATGAATATTTTTTTATATTCAATTCGCCACATTCTTTTTATAAAGTTGCATCAAATAATCACGTTACATCTGTACAATATAAAGCGTTGGACGGGTTTAAAATCCCACGACATTGTAAATAGGAAGGTCTCATGCCAGGCGTAGTTGTCTCCACTGCAGTAAGAACAGGACCATCAGCGGCTACCGTCCGTGAGTCCTCACAGTTGTTTGTCGTCGGCTTGGCCGAGAGAGGACCAACTGACGAAGCCATTTTAGTACAGAGTCTCGCAGACTTTGAATTTAACTTTGGTGGCTACATTTCATCATCTTATCTTCACCCAACTGTTGAAGCTTTCTTTGAAGAAGGCGGAACCCAGTGCTACGTGTCTCGCGTTGTTGGCGCAGGTGCTACAACTGGTACATTGGCGCTCAAGAACTCAGCATCTGTAACCGTTTTGACCATAGATGCTGATGGTCCAGGAGACTGGAGCTCGGATGTAACTGCAGTAGTGGAAACTGTTTCTGCTGGAGTTAGCTTCAGAGTGAAAATTAACTACAACAGCGCTCTTGTCTACAGCACTGGAACAGTCACATCCGTGGCACAGGCTGCTGGAAGGATAAATACAAGCCCTCTAGCCTCAAGGTACGTAATAGCAACCGCAACAGACGGAGCAACCACTCTTCCTGTCGCTGGCACATTTACGGTCTCTGCAGGAGATTCTGACCACGCAACAGCAACACCAACAACCCATGCAGCGGTCTACGTAACTGGTTTGGAGAAGTTTAATGATGCTTTGGGAACTGGTGCGGTTTGCGTTCCGGATGCCGAAGGCGGAACATCTGTTGGTACATTCACAATTTCTGAAGCATTGATTGCTCATGCGAATACATACAATCGCATAGCAATTCTTCATGCTGGAAAAGCAGATACTTCTACCTTTGCTAAAACAAAGGCAGCCCAGTTGCAAGCAGAAGACGGTTCTGAGCATGCAGCTCTTTACTTCCCATGGATTGACGTACCAACTTCAATTACTGGAGTTTCACGCAGAATCCCACCAGACGGCTACGTTGCAGCAAAGCGTGCGCTCGCACATAACCAGACAGGGCCACACATCGCTGCTGCTGGACTTGTTTCAGCCGCACTTTATGCAATCGGAACGGCTGTCGACATAGACAAATCAACCGGAGACGACCTCGACGTCAATTTTGTAAATGCAATTCGTATTATACAAAACACAATCAGAATATATGGTGCTCGTTCGCTGTCTGCAGACGAAGATAACTTCAGGTTCATAACGAGCCAAGATGTTGTAAACACTGTAGTAACTGAAGCATATCGCTCGCTTGAAGACCTTGTCTTTACTGCGATAGATGGTCGCCAAACAATTTACGCATCGATTAGCTCACGCTTGACAGCCATTTGTGCTCGACTTGCTGAAGATGGTGCTCTTTTCGCATCATACGGAGTTAATGGTGCTGAAATAGACCCTGGGTACACAGTTCGGTGCGATGCTTCGCTCAACCCAGTAGCACAATTGGCCGGCGGAACGATTAAGGCAAAAGTTGGCCTTCGTGCAAGCAGCGTCGGTGATAAGATTGAAGTAGATATCACCAAGTCAAGTTTGACATCTAGCGTAACTCAATAACGGAGGAATAGTTCATGGCTAAGGTAGCTCAAAGGCAAGTACTTGCCGACATTGTGCCAGTTGCAACAGCAACCGCATCGCCACCAAAGTGGACCAATTTTAGGTTTGCCCAAGTATCTGGTGGAGAAATAAC